TCTGCCATTTGCCACGTAGCTTCTGCTGATGATAGTCTTGTATTCATTTCTGAAATTTTATCTTGAGCGGTAGTTAGATCTCTTTCAAGATTAACAATATGAACTTCTGATGCGTTGATGGTGTCTGTTAGATTGACAACGTATTTAACGCCAGTGAATGTCCCGAACAAGACAGATGCTATAACCGGTATTAATACAAAATTCTTTTTTAATAAATCTGCAATGTTCATAATTTAAATTCCTCATTTTTTTTCCTCGATTTCATAAAAGAAATTGTCGGTGTCTTCAGTTTTCCATGCTCCGGTATCTTCTACATTCCATTCATTTGTTTGAACTTTCCAGTCAGGAATATTGTCCTTGACTGTGAATGAAGGTAGGTCCCATATACATCTGTTGTTTGGCTGAGCCGCATAGTTGCCGTTATCTAACGCAATTATGTGAGCGCACTTATGTTCGTGCGGAATTTCTGAATGATCAGAATTTAATATATTAGCATCTGGGTGGCCCCAGTCAACTGTAAATAAATACTTACCGTGATACCATTTTTTATCTTTACCAATGTATTTACCTGATGAAGCTGTTAAAATATCCCAAGTAGTAATAGCAGGGTAATAAGAAAAACTATTCCACAGTTCCAATTCATCAAGTCTTTGGGTTTGAACAGACTTGGCGTCATAACCACGTTGAATAAAAGCCGATATGGGTAAACGATAAAAGATCGCACCGTTTTCCATGATGGCATGGAAGAGAATAGCCCTGCCGGTAAGAGATGTGATGCCGAAGATAATACAATCTTCAACTTCGCCATGATGTTTTTTAAAGTCATATAAATACTCCTTTTTTATTTGAGCATATTGTACAGGAATATTAGCATTTAAGTAAGACATAATTTATCATTTTATTTGACCCCAATTAGAACCTGATTCGTAGTCTACTTTGTTTGGTACTTTTAAGTCAACAGCAGATTCCATTATTTGAACAATTTTATCTGCATGTTTTTGATCTTTAACAGATATGTCAAGTTCATCATGTACTTGTATATGCGGTATAATACCTTCTTTATAAAGTTCTAACATAGCTTTCTTAGTCATATCTGCCGCACTACCTTGAATAAGTTTATTTAAAGCTTTGTAAGTAAATGCTCGCTTGATCCCTGGTCCGTGTTCCAAGAGCGCTTTATCATGTGGCAAGGACTTATGTATTCCAAATTGATTAGGCTCCCACAAATGAAACCTACATAATCTTCCAAGTAAAGTTCTAATTTTACCTGAGTCCTGGGCTCTGTGACTAACGTTATCCATAAGTTGTTTAACAAATGGAACCTTAGCATGATATTGTTTAAACAAAGCATCAGATTTATCTTTAGATATACCAAGTTCTGCCTGTAATTTATTTTTACCCATGCCATAGAACAGACCAAGATTGATAGTCTTGGCCTGTGATCTAGGTATCTCTGCCATATCAGCGACAATAGTATGAAAGTCTGCGTCCCCCTCATGATACGCATCCAATACATCGCCCACTCCATAGAGATTCTGTAAAGCTGAATAATGCACCACCAGCCTAGGCTCTTGTTGAGAATAGTCAAAACAACCCCATGTATGGCCTTCCTCAGGTATAAATAACGCCCTGATCCGTGGTCCAAGGTCTTTGTTTCTAGCTGGTATTTGCTGTAAATTTGGGTTTGAGTATGAGAATCTACCGGTCACAGTTCCGCCATTATCTGAACGCAATTGATTGATGTCTGCATGTATTCTACCTTTATGTGAGTGCTTTAATATGGTATCAATGAACGTAGTATGAGCCTTATTAATCTCCCTAGCTTGAGCAATCTTATTCACCAATGGATGCGGATGATTCTGCAAAAAATTCTTTGTAAAAGAAGGTGCGTGTGATTTCTCGGTTCTATCGTAATCTAATTTTAATTTATCAAACACTTGTGCAATCGATCTTGCAGCCCATATTTGAGTATCTATTCCTGTTTCTTTTTTTACTTCTTGGATTAACTTACCTTCTTGTAGCGCTAACTCTTGCTTCATTTTATCAGCTGCTGGAACGTCCACTCTCACACCAAGAAACTTCATGTCAACCAAACAAGGAAACAATTCAGTCTCAAGATTAAAAATAGAATTTATATCTTGATTGTCTATTTCTTTTTTAAGTTCTTTCCAAAGATCTAATGTAACTGATGCGTCTTGTTCTGCATATGAACCGACATAAATGGCAGGTAGTTTATACATTTCTGCCTTGGCGTCAACACCCCAATCTTTAGCAGCTGCATATAAATCGCTTTCATTTTTACCTTTACCAGTGTATCGTTTAGCGCAACTGTTTAAGTCATAACGCATTTGATTTTCATCAACCAGGGCCGATGCTATCATCGTGTCAATTATTCTACCGTTAATACTTAAACCGAGCGCTCTAATCCAACAGACGTCATACATGGCGTTGTGAAATATTTTGTTTGCTGGTGTATCAAGTACACCTTGAAACCACTTTAATACTTTCTTACGGTCCATATTACCACCACCTTCGTGAGCAATTGGATAATATCCACGCCAACCGTCTACAGCTACTGCAATACCTACAACATCACCATTACCCACAATAGAGCCTGAGCCCATCTTCATAAGGTCTGGATCTTTAGTCTCTAAGTCAATGGCTATATCATCATACTTAGATAGGTCTGGAAAATTTTCTGGAGGTAACCATTCAGTCTGTGCTGTAAAAAGAGGTATTTGCATTATTTTGTATCCTTTAGTTTTAATATTTCTAGATCACAATAGTGTTTAACTTTTTCTAGATCTTGTATGCCTGCTTTATTTTTATATCTACAAACATATTTAATTACGTTGCCTTGGAAGAAGGATAAATCATTCTTTGAAATAAATTCATAAGGTTGAATTTTAAATTTCTTGTAATGGGATCCTCCGATTTGTTTATCTTGTGGAAAAGAATCCACAAATATATCTTTATTTGTCATAGTAGGTAGCCTTTCTCATATTTTTTTGGTTCTATTATATGTAAATTTTCTTTTGTTCGTGTTGCTCCAACATAAAATAATCTATTCTCGTCATCAGGATTTCTCTCATAACTTCGCATAGTATTTTCTGTAAGATTTGTTAATAAAACAACGTTAGTTGCTTCTCCACCTTTAGCTCCATGTATAGTAGATAATTCTATACGTGGTTTTTCATTTAACTTCTCTCCGTTCTTTCTCATTTTTCTTAGGTAATCTACTTCAGTTTGACCAGCTTCATCAAATGCTTCATACCAAACTGTTTTAACTTGAAGACCGTAATCTTTTACAAGTTGATCTATTCCATAAAAAGATTCTTTGGCCATACCTTTAATTTTTTTCGCGTGCCAATGTTTTGGTCCCATGTATTTAGATATGCTTTCTACCTGTTTGTAAGTTATTAACTGTCCTTGTCTTAAATATTCCCAGGCAGTTGCTGCTTCATGTAAACCCTGTTCATTAGTTCTTTTGTATTTATTTTTATAATACAGTCCTTGTCTATATAAAGATTCTCCAATGTCAGTAAGCATGTGTCTAGTTCTACTTAATACTAACCAATCGCCTTTTGTCATGTCTATACTATCCACATCAAAATGTCTTTGTAAGGTTCCTTCATTTACTTTTGGTTGCCAAGTTTTACCTATTCTATTTCTAATTCTATTAATTATACCCATAGCTAATCCATGTACTTTAGCAGGTATTCTATAAGATTGTGTTAGTGGTAAGTATTGTCCTTTTAAAGCTATAAAAGAATCTACATCTGCACCAGCCCATTTATATATGGCTTGATCATCATCACCCGCAATAAAAGAATCTTCTGTTTTCTTCCAGATAGATCTTGCCATTTCCCACTGCATAAGTGATAAATCTTGTGCCTCATCAATAAATACTACATCAAATTTTGGTGACTTATCTGATTTTGTAAAATCTAAAATCATGTCATTAAAATCTATTAAACTATAATCTTTTTTATATCTTTTTAATTCATTAAATATAATTCTTAAGTTACTAAAAGAAAGATCTTGAACGTGTTCCTTTAAATCATATTGTTGTTCAATTGTAATATTTTTAAGTTGTGCTAGCTGTATAATTCTTAAGTATTCACTATCAGAACCAAAAGTACATCCGGTACCATCATGATCTTCTTGATAGACTGCATATCCCACTGGAAAACCTAGTTTACTTCCTAGATCTTTATAATGTCTTTTTTGCATTACTTGATCTTTTTTTAATCCTAACTTTCTAAATGCTAATGAGTGTAGTGTTCTAAAATATGGAAGATCATCTTCTTCTAAATTAAATTGTTTCATTGCACGGTCTCTTGCTTCGTGTGCAGCTTTCTGTGTAAATGCAAAGTAACCTATCTTATCAGGATCTGTTTGTTTAAGATAGTCATCAACTTTATTTAACAAAGTTGTAGTTTTTCCTGTACCTGGTGGTCCTAATACTATTGTTCGCATTAGTATGGATCCTTCACTTTTAATTCTTTTTGATTGTAATCATCTTCTTTTTTATCAAATTGTTTAACTACAAATACAGAAATTCTTTCTTTACCAATACGTTTGTCATCACAGTTACATCTTTCTTTTAGCATCTGTGCTGTTCTAGAATAAGGCACGTCCCAACGTCTTCTAATTAAAAAATCATTATAAAATCTATCAAATATAAAATGATGATGTTTATCTTTAGTTAATACACCTCCACGTTTTAAATCTTTTATATCAGCACCTATGTGCCTATCTAAACAAAAAGTCTCTAAATGATTTTGTAATTGATCTTGAGTTGCTACACCTTCTGGTGGATCTATTGGTTCGTGGTTCTTCATTAATGGATTTATAATATTAATCCAATCTTTAGGTTTAACTGTAGGTGGCATAAAATCTAATTGCTCCATCACAGCTTCTTGAAATAAACTTTGTTGTTTTAAAAATTTAACATTTTCTAAATGTAATCTCTCACCATCAACGTTTAAATAATAATATGGTTTCTCTAATTTAATTTTCTGTAAATCAGTTAGTGAAGGAAATACTATTTCTTCACCAATACCATATTTTCTTTCTCTACATAATTTTTTATCACACAAGTTACACATTGGAGTATCATTACATTTGTAACCCCATTCTTTTTTATCATGTTGTCTTTTAATAATATCTACTTCAGACTCACTTAATGGTGTTGTTGACGCTGTTGCATTAAACAATGTCATTTTACTTTTCCATTCTGCCGGCCATTTTTGTTTAGCATACACACCAAAATGAAACATTGCATTGTTTCTACCACCTTCGGGTATTTTATTTAATGCCATTAATTCTATACAAGGTGGTGCATCATCGTAATCAGATTTAGGTCTTTCTATTTTTATTTTTGTAATATCTTTCTGTTTAACATAATCATACAACTCATAAAATTCTGAAAGTGTTGCAGCTTCTCCATCACTTTTAAAAGCATATCTTGTTGTGTCGTCACCATTAAAATATGGTAAGTTTAAAAAATTACCTGTGTCGTCTGATGATTTTAATTGAATTTGTTTTGGAAAGACTTCTGATCCGCCGTATCCTAGTAGTGTTTTTATTTCTGTTAACTTATCCCTCATTCTTTCTGCAGCTACGGGTTGGTCCGAGAAGAGAAAGACATGTGCTCCCCCACTCTTTGACCTACACACTATGAGCGGTAGGTTAAATTGTTTTATTTTATCTATTAATTTTTTGTGATCAAACCCTGCGTATGAATCTATGTCAACACAACCCCACACACATTGGTTATCTTCGTTAATAGGTATGATGCCCAGACTTTGCGTACCATTTAGGT